TTCTACAAGGGCTTGAGAACCCTTCTTGAGATACTGACCGGCAATCTCAGCAGTGCGTCCAAAAGCTACGCAGTTGTGCCATTCAGTCGATTCCTTCTTCTCGCCATTGCGGTTGGAAGTATTCGTCGTAGCCAGAGAAAAACTGGTCACTTGACCACCATCAGCCTGATGCTTCACAACGGGGTCTTGTCCCAACCGGCCAAGAATCATCGCTTTATTCAAAATTATCACTCCAGAATTTGTCCCATTCGGAACGGATTGTCTTAAACACTTCTTCGTCGGATTTAAGCGGCACAGCAATACCGACACTGCCATCGAATACCCACAAGTGAGCATCCTTGACTTCCGTGACCATCATCTGATGCTGCATTTGCACCGAGTAATGTTCAGGAATCTCGCCGTTTTCTGCTTGCTTCCATAGGTCGGAAGCCTTGCCCTTCATAGGGCATTTAATTTCAACGATTAACTCATTGAACAAGTCGATACCGTCAAGAGAAGCGCCATAGTCGCCAGAAACAAACACGCCGGGACGCAGTACGCCAACGACTCCTTGATATACATCACGCGCCACTGGCTCAAGCTCTTGCCCTCGACGCATCGCGTAGTTCGCTTTGGCATTCTCGCCTCTCTTTGCCTTGACCACATCCTTTGGTTTCTGCCAAGGAGACAGTCCCATGATGATAGGTGTCTCTGATGCCATCCGCTTTGTTCTGCGGAAGTCTAGCCACTCCTGAGAACCTTGAACAAGGTCTACTTCAATAGCCATACGATAATCTCAAAGATGAGATACAGCGGGAACAGGCCACCAACTATTGCACCGAGTACGGCAAAGCACATCCATACGTCTGCTAGAAATCCCTTAACTGTCATTTCTTCATCTCCTCCGCTGCTTGCAGAAGAACGCTTTTCATAGGTCTACTGGCACAAGACTCTGCCATGTCCTCGACAATCTTGATGCAGCGTTCATTGCCACCAAGCATTCCGGCGAATCGCTCAAGTGCCGAAAGCATTGCAGGAGTCAACGGAGTAATCCGATGAATGTCTGCGTCTCTGGCTAGTTTTGCAATATCCATTTGCAACCTTTACACCTTTCATCTGTTGTCTTCAGGTCATACAGGCAATGTTCTGCCATGCGGAACGGGATGGTCTTCATCCTTCTGATGCCAGACTCATGCCATCCGTCCTGAACCTGTAGGAACTTCTTAAACGGTTTCCTGTTGTGGCATCCGTACCTCTTGGAACTTTCCATCCAAGCCTTCCTGTTGTTCGTCTAGCCAATCCATCAATGCCTTGCAATATGAATCAATCTTCATTGCATGGTCTAGGGCTTCCTTCCAGTTCTTTCGCAGACAAGCGTTATGCATTGCCTTTTGATACTGCTCCATCTTAAGCATAAGAAAAGCGTAATCAGTTTGAACCGTATTCATAGTCTGCTCCGTGTCCGAATTTGAATTTGTCCATCATGTCTTTGATGCTGCAATAAGGCTTCTTTTTGGTCTCAATGATTCGCAGATTAGGGCTGCTGACACACTCTCCGCTTAGTTCGTAGAGACTGCCAGTTACCCAATCAGCCCATACGTCTCTGATACCAACAGTCTTAAAGCCCTTCTTGGTTCGCACTACAGATTCAATAGGAATCTTCACAAAACGCCTGAGAGAGATACCAGTCATTGTCTGAACCTTCTTGCTCACAAGTTCTTTCTCATCGAACAGCTTGTGAAGAATGATTAGACCCATCTCACTCAGGCATCCGGCTTCATTACTTACTCGGAATACCCTCATTGGTCAGCCTTTTCTTGTTGAGGGTAGCAATAATCTTCCCGTACTGAGTGCGCGGAACTTGCGTCAGAGACTCGACCTTGTAGAAGGCGGCAATCTTGGCAACGTCTGAACCGACCTTCTCTGCCAGTTCTGCAATCTTGCCAATGTCTTCCTCGGTGAGTGTAGCGTCACCCTCCTCAGATGGCGGGAGGTCTTCACCGTTATAGATATACAGGCCAAGTCCATGCAGGGCGATAGCCTTTGCCAAGCACCGTTGCATTGCCGTGTTCACTTGGAACGAGTCAGGATTTTCTACTGCTTGGTTACGATGATTCATCACAGGCAACTGTGCAGTCCGTGATACTCCGAACGCATTGACCGTACAGAACACCATCATCGTATGACCAAACATCTTGGGTTCTGCGTACTCCCATTGTGCGGCAGGGTCATGCTGCAACAGTTGGTCAACGGCCCAAGCCCATGACAAGTAAGTAAGCCCATTCTTCTTCTCGACATACTTACTAACGTCAACCTTCCTCAGTTCTGCGTATTTCATCTTTTCCTCAGGTGCAAGTGGTTGTGCATGAGTTGCCGAAGCAACAAGTGGTGCATACGGTTCCGCCATTAGGCCCGATAAACGTCTGGCTCACACAAGCGGCGTAGACAGCACCGGCGGACAGTAACATAAGAATTCCAATAAGTGCCTTAATCACGGTTATCTCCTTGGGTTAGCGTTTGCACTTCCAACTCGTACAAACTATTGACGATGCCTTCAAGGTGTCTCGCCACTCCCGACAGCGGTACTTTGTCGTAAGGTGCGCCTTGTAAAAGAGTCTTGGGCGGATAACAGATTGAACGTACCTTGATTCCATATTTGTTAGGCCCAGTTCCCCAATGCTCGTCGTGCGTCGTACTCAGCGCACTCGGAGAGATAGTCTTCAAATGCTGCAACCAGAAGTCCACCAAGGGCTTCATAGTCGCGCTGGCCGAGGGCTGAGAGGATTGGATTTTCACTTTTGATAACTCCCGAATAGTATTCAAGGAACTCTGGGAACAACTCTTTGCGGTCATACTGGAGATAGATGCGCTCTGCATCAGCTTCGATATCGTTCATTGTGCCCACCTCAGATGGTCAACGATTCCCTTGCAAGCTGCGGCGCGTTCTAGTTCACCGTTTCCACGGTAGCTTTCTTCCAGCATCTCAATCATGTTGATGATGCGTTCACGCTCGCGAAGCATTGCATTAGCTTTGTCGTTCATGGACTTCAACATCTGGTCAACAGTCACTTTGTCCTCCGTTGTTGTTGTGCTGCGGAGTCAATCATCCGGGTATTTTTCTTCGTGTCAACCCCTCGACAACAACTTTTTTTGTGGCACACTTGGGACTCCTATACGGAGGAACCATGCTCATCACACAAGACGAAGTAGACCGTTACGTCCCGCCGAAGACTGCTCTGGCTATCAAGTCGGCAGACCTATACGCAGATGAAGTAGTTGAAGCCTTTTTGAATCCGACTGTAACCCTTGGGGCTACACTTCCTTGGCCTAAGACTCATGAGAACCTTAGATTCCGTCCGCAAGAAGTTAGCCTATGGATGGGTATCAATGGTCACGGCAAGTCGATGATGACTTCCCATGTGATGCTCGACTTCCTGTTTCAAGGTGAGACAGTCTGCATTGCATCTTTTGAGATGAAGCCTGTAGCTACGCTTCGGCGTATGACCCGTCAGGCTCTATGCGCTGCCAACCCTACTGAGAAGTTCATCAAGCAGTTCCATCAGTTCCTAGATGGTCGCCTGTGGCTTTATGACCAGCAGGGCACTGTGGACGGTAAGGAGCTTCTAAAGGTCATTCGCTACTGTGCTGACGTTAAGGGTATCAAGCACTTTGTAGTAGATAGTCTTATGAAGACTGTTAAGAATGAAGATGACTACAATGGTCAGAAGATGATGGTTGACGAACTCACCTCTATCGCTAGAGACCACAACATCCATATCCATCTCATCCATCACAGCCGCAAGCTGGCTGACGAGTCTCAAGTGCCGGGAAAGTACGATAGTAAGGGGTCGGGGTCTATCACAGACCAAGTAGACCAGTGCTTTTCCGTTTGGCGTAATAAGAAGAAAGAGGCTCGCGTAGCCAGAGGGGAAGAAGATGACGGTGTGGACGCTTTACTGGTATGCGATAAAAACCGTCATGGGGAGTGGGAGGGCAGAATCGGCCTCTACTTCAACTCAGAAGGCCAATACTACGGGGAACACGAAGGATGGAGACCGAGGTACAGCGACAGAATCGACAAGCTATGCCAACAGTCGCAAGATTCGTTGACGAATGTCGTGCCGTTTTCGGCGAAGTCAAAGTAAGGTGGGCAAAGGAAAATGGGCATGAACGGGGAACTGAGATTCGTCATCTACTCGATGGAGCATCTCAAAAGGGCCTTCTCGGAAGCGAGTCAGGCACTGACTGGCGACTGCTTTGTGCTGACATTGCAGAGAGAGAAAGAAAAGAGGCGGAACGCGCAGAACAAGCGTTACTGGGCAGTTCTTCACGAAATCGCGGAGCAACTAAATATAAATGACGTTGAGGCATGGCACGAATGGGCCAAGCGTAGGTTTATAGGGGTAAAAGAGGTTGTTTTACCGGATGGAGAAATTGTTGCAGTAGGCAAGTCAAGCACAGACTTGTCGGTGAAGGAGTTTGCTGACTACATGACTTCCATAGAAGCGTGGGCAGTAGACCAAGGCGTAATTTTTAATGACTTGTCAGAATGAACCTCTTTAAGCACCTGATTGAATATCAAGAAGCATCAAAAAAGATTGAGAAGCCTAAAAGATTCAGCGGTAATGAACTTGCATTACTTCACGCATTAACAGATGAACCTCAAACGCTTAACCAACTCTCTGACATTATCAATGTTCAGAGGACTACGGTTCTTCGGCTTGTGAAGCGTCTGAACGAAGAACACGGCGGAATTGAAGTAGAGTCTTTTGGAAGGAATGCGCCTTCGCTATATTGGAAGTCCGACAACTTCCATTCAATCTATGACGAAATCTGAACGCGAGTACATGAACAAGGTAGCCGAAATCGGATGTATCTTGTGCAAGCATCTAGGTCTAGGAGAAACTCCCTGTGAACTTCACCATCCGAGAACTGGCACTGGTGCTGGGCGGCGTGCTAGTCATTTTGATGTTATCGGTCTATGCCCTGAGCATCATCGTGGGAACTCAGGACTGCATGGTATGGGAAGAAAAGCCTTCGAAAAGTATTACGGCATCACTGAACTAGAACTCATGGAGAAAGTCACCGAATGTCTGCGCTGAATGAGCAAGTTGGCGGAAGCCACTACAAAGATTTTGCTATTCAACCTACCGAATTCATTTACCACAACAACATCAACTTCCTGCGCGGCAATGTCATTAAGTATGTTGTCCGCAACAAGAATGGCGCAGAAGATATCCACAAGGCTATTCACTACTGCAAGATGATTCTTGAACTGGAGTATGGCGAGAAATGAGTGCCTTCTCCAGAAACAAGGGCAAGCGTGGCGAACTAGCTGTCTGCCATATCATCTTTGAATTGACAGGCTGGAACGCTCATAGACGGGTCAGGAATGACCACGGAGATTCAGACCTGATTGGCGTACCGGGATGGTCAGTCGAAGTGAAAGACCATGCCAAGGCATCACTAGGTGATATGCGCGAATGGTGGTCGCAAGCCTGTAGACAATCCAATGGCTCAATCCCGCTACTCGTTTATAAGAGACAGCGTGGTGAGTGGCGTTGTGTGTATCCGTTGTGTATCCATCTGGAATATCAAGAATCAGATTGGTGGCACGACTTTGACTACACCGTAGAAACTTCGATGGAGGCATGGGCTACAACTGCTCGTGAGATTTGTGGGGACGCTTGAACGTATGACCAAGGCAACACACAGCAGCAACTTGAAGTGCGACGAACTGCACTTCGATGCAGACGTAATTGGTAACTCAGGATTGGTAGCAAGACGCAGAGGACTCGGGGCACTAGCCTTCTGGTCTAAGTATGCCCAAGACACTAGCCGCACCAAGGAACTGCTCAGAGAGTTCCAGACGAAGTTTATGGGGCATCGTAGGCAGAACCGTTCCCACCTACCGAAGCGAATCCTGCATGAGATTGCAGAGGCTTGTGTTTGCTATTGGCTAACAGACGTTTGCCGGGTCTGCAAAGGAGTCAAGTTCGAGAAGCTAGAAGCGAACGAACAAGTCCTGAGTGACAAGCCTTGTAAACGCTGCAAAGGTACGGGTAAAGAAGTGCCTCCAAACGCACAAGATGTTGGTCTGGATGAACTAGACAATAGCCGATTCCGAGAGGAATTTGCAATAGGTCTAGAAATTCTTGAGGATGCTTTCCGTGACTATGTCGAGCGTCTGGCTCGCAAGTCAAAAAAATAAGGGGCCGAAGCCCCTTTTGTTATGGGTTGTATCCCCACAAAGTGTTTGTCTTAAGTCTATCTAGAGATTCAGACCAAGTGAAGTGAGGCATATCTCGTCCGTCACTAAACTTAATGTCCTTGCAGTATTCATCGCCTTTTATTTTGTATGTAAGTCCTCGCTTTTTGCATTCACTGCGAAATGCTGCGTAGGCTTTGCGTTCTTCCTTATCTACAAACTTTTGCGGCTTGAACATTCCGCCAAGCATTTTGCCAAGGCTTGTCATGAATCCTCCGTGTTAAAGAACGTGTCGGGATGCCGACAACACCATTGTCTCATACTTTTTGAAGTTCCATGTTCAGAGTTTCTTATGCGACCTATAAGGTTTTACTTATAGTTGACACGCGGACGGAAACGGACTATTGTTGCTGTGTCTGATGTGGCAGTCAGACATTCTGCTTGGGAGCATAAGAAGTACCAAACCCTGTTTAGATAGGGGCTTGTGTGGTCTTAGACGCTTTCCCGAGCGAGTGTCGATGACTGCCTCGCCAAGGCCGAGCCTCTATCTAAGCGGGGTTTTTCTTTGGGTCAGACCGTACTGGTCACGATAGCAATGCGCCTGTAGGGGGCGGCTACCAAGAGAACCCGAGCGCCATTACCCAGCGCAGCTAGACTTCCATAGGTACTAGCACGAACGAGGACGGCATTTTGATGCTGGCGATTAGCACCCGTAAGGTGGCCTCGGAAGAAGAATATGGCTGGCGACAGAGAATGGGATTATTTTCCCATTAGGTCTTTTCGATGGGGACATCAAAAGCCATGGGTTTCCTATTGACTAAAGAAAATACAAGACTTAATATCGAATCAAGAACTATAACTATTGACCAATTCATAGTTGTGGTTCCTTTGCCTCCGTGTAGTACCTTAACCCGCTTCGGCGGGTATTTTTTTGGAGAAAGCCATGCCAATGGTCGGTAAAACTAAATATCCATATACCGCTGCCGGTATTGAAGCCGCTAAGAAAGCATCTGCCAAAAAGGGCAAGCCTGTTGCCAAGAAAACTTGGAAAGGTATGGAGAAGAAGAAATGAAGCCGGGTCTCTACGCAAACATTCACGCTAAACGCAAGCGTATCGCTGAAGGCTCGAAAGAGAAGATGCGTAAGCCGGGAACCAAAGGCGCACCTACAGCCAAGGCATTTAAGGCTGCTGCGAAAACGGCTAAAAAGTGATTATCTGGTTCAATCTTTGGCTGCTCACGAATGGGCATTTGCTATTGGTTGAAACCTTTGAGACGCTTGAACAATGTCAGGCGTATCGACAAGAAATTGAAGTTAAACAGCCCGGTGACTATTACTGTCGTTGGGTTCAAATGGATAAGACATAATGGCTGAAACTCTGAGACAACTAGGACTAGACAGGACTCGCGCTCGCAAGGGTGCAGCGCGTCCTGAACTCACTCCGTCTCAGATTCGTGGCCTACTGGCTGACGTTGCTACGGGTGGTGGCGTACCGTTTATCGATGCTGCTAGTCAAGCTGCACAAGGCAACTATGGGCAAGCTGCCGTCTCTGGTCTGCTAGATGCGCCTCCGGTGAAGATGGCCGGAATGGCATTGGCTCCGTTGATTGGGATGGTGCGTAAGGCTGCACCTATGGACGAAGCCTTGCGTATCGCACAAAAGAATGCTGCGAAACCTGTTAGCGAAGGTGGTCTAGGTCTGCCGCCTGATAACACGCCGATGGATAGGGCGCGGGCAATGGGTTTTGGGGATGAAGTTTTACTTCATGGAACTACAAATGATTTTCCTGCTTTTGTTGAATCTCGACAAAATATTTACGCTACCGATAGGCCGAAGATAGCGGATATTTACGCAATGTCTACTGGAAGGCATAAATCGTTGAGGGAAGTTACAGCGGGGCCGAATGTGATTCCATTGATGGCTAGAGGCAATCGACTTGATGTTTCTGACTTTAAAAATAATGAAGGTGGTTGGATGCGCGAAAACCTTTCGGAAATACTTGGTGTACCACCTGAAAGAAATCTATTCAAGAAGCTTCCAGAAAAGGGATATTCGTCTGCAAAAGTTGAAATGGATGATTTAGGTGGTAGGCAGTTTCAATATGTTTTCCCTGACCCTAAAGTGTTGCGTTCCCGATTCGCTGCATTCGACCCTGCCCGTATCAACGAAAACAACTTGCTTGCATCATTGGCCGCACTAGGAATCAGCGTTCCTGTTATGCGTGGACTGCTACAAGAGGAAGAAATGCAATGAAATCGCCAGCATGGACTCGCAAAGCCGGTAAGAATCCGAAAGGTGGCCTAAATGAAGAAGGTCGCAAGTCTTACGAACGGGCTAATCCGGGTTCTAACCTTAAGTCTCCTGTTAAGTCTGGTGACAATCCTCGTCGCGCAAGTTTTTTGGCTCGTATGGGGAATATGGCTGGGCCTGAGCGTAAGCCAGATGGTTCGCCTACTCGGCTCCTGTTGTCTCTGAAGGCATGGGGAGCATCTAGCAAGGCTGATGCAAAGCAAAAAGCTGCTGCAATCTCGGCACGAAACAAGAAAAAGTGAAAGTATTCATTGGCTGGGATAGCCGGGAGAACATGGCATATGAAGTCTGCCGCTATTCAATACTTTCAAGAAGTAATGTCGATTGTTTTCCAGTGGTGCAAAGCAACCTTCGAGATTATGGGCTTTATAGGCGTGGGCCTGATTCTCTGGCTGCGACTGAGTTTTCACTCACTCGTTTCCTTGTTCCGACTCTAGCGGTAACTGGGTATGCAGTCTTTTGTGACTGCGACTTTCTATTCCTAACCGACATTCACAAGGTCTTGGAAGAAGTAGACCCAAGCAATGCAGTCTCGGTTGTAAAGCACGATTACACGCCGAGCGAAGACACAAAGATGGATGGTTGCAAACAAACCATCTATCCGCGCAAGAATTGGTCTAGTTTCATGGTGTTCAACTGTGACCATCCGAGCGTTAAGGCATTAACGTCAGAAGTCGTAAATACGGCAGAACCGTCATACCTTCACCAGTTCAAATGGCTCAAGGATGATGAGATAGGCAGTCTCTCAGTAAGATGGAATTACCTGGTTGGTGTATACCCGAGGAACTATCCGAACATCAATGCCCTGCACTACACTCTGGGTGGGCCTTGGTTCAGCGAATATGAGAACTGCGACTTCTCAGACGAATGGAAATGCGAACAAAAGAAGTTCCTACAGTCAATGAAGTAGAGTATTACGGCTATGGCCGTTGGCTCGCTAATAGGGTTGGATTAACTAATGTCCCGCAAAACCGAATCAGGTTTCAGCATATGTGGATTTGGTGGGAACTCGAAGCTAGAGATATTCCATTTGCTCTTGACCCTGCCCTCAAGTCTTTTTCTAAAGAGTTGTGTCAAAGCGAACAAATTGCTTCAGTCGTATCTGGAATCACTGAATCAAAAGCGGTAGGTCTGCCATTCACAAACTTCCTGTGGAATGAACCTAGGGGCGACCTCCAGAGGAACGGTAAAGTCTTATACGTTCCTTCGCATAGCAATCCATGGTGCGACTTCTCAAAGCGTGTCCATGAGACTGTGAGTGGATACACGAAGGGAAATCAGGATGTGACCCTACTGCTCGCGTGGAATGACCAGAAGCTAGCAGATAACTACGGGCTACCATTTGAGATTGGGGCCGGAGTCTGGGAAATCACAAGTTTCTATAGGCTGCGTAAGATATTCAGCGAATACTCGTATATGCTGACTAGCCGCATGGGTAGCCATGTCCTGTACGCTCTGGCCTGTGGGATGAAAGTCGGGTTATGCGCTAGGCATTGGGACGACGAGATATACCATCCTCATGCAATCCAGCATGGTCTGGTTGATAGAGCAAAAGAGATTCGTAGCCTCAAGTATCTGGACAACCTATTCCCCGGCATCGTAGTAGAAGGCGGATTACCGAGTTACGATAAATGTCCAGAGATAATGGATACTTCACCTTTGGAAATAGCGAGATTGTTGGAATGGCCCGTCACAGCTACGGACTAGAGAACATCAAAGTACGTTCATGGGGTGAAGGTGCAAAACTCCATGTAGGAGACTTCTGCTCGATTGCAGACAACGTCACAGTCTTTCTGGGTGGTGACCATCGGACGGACTGGGTAACGACTTATCCGTTTGGTCACATTGGCCCGTGGAAGTGGAGTGGCGAAGGCCACCCAAAGACAAAAGGCGATGTAATAATCGGTAATGATGTTTGGCTAGCTTCTGGCTGCACGATTATGAGTGGGGTGAAAATTGGGGATGGTGCTATTGTTTCCGCAAGGGCAGTCGTCACAAAAGATGTTCCGCCCTATTGCATCGCCGCAGGCAATCCTGCTCGCGTGGTCAAGAAAAGATTTTCAGATGACCAGATTGCTAAATTACTTGCAAAGCCGTGGTGGCAGTTAAGTGATGCTGAGATTCAGTTACTAATCCCTAAACTCTGCTCTGACCGAATCGACGAATTGATATGCGAGTTGTATTCGTAAGCCACCCTAAATGGGGACACGCCGGCTCGACGATTTTGCGGTCAGTCCAGATGGCAGAGTTCTGCGGGAAGAATATTCCAGAACACCAGTTCAGCCATCAAACGCATTTTGATGTAAAAGATGCAGTAGTTATTTTGCATAAATTCTGGTTGCCACTAATCACGCAAAAAGAATTAAAGACTTTGCGAGATAACAATGTAGTAATTGCTGACCCTATCGATGGTTACTGTCCGATAGAAACTGACTATCAATGGTCGATACATAGTCAGCAGAAAGGCCACTACATTACGCATCTTGTCGACACAAGAATCCCGCGAGGGCTACGCACTCCGAGCGAGTTTGCTATTGGGTATTACGGGACTCTAAGTAACACGGCTGCACCAGAGGGCGTACAGTGCGTTTCTTGCTACGAGCAAGGGGTAGGTATCCTGAGCAAGTTTTCAGCGCACTACACGCTACGTCAGAGCGTCAGAGAGGCATACAAACCGCCCCTAAAGATATGGACTGCTGCCATATGCGGAGTTCCCGTACTTACTAGCATGGACAATGATGTACCGCTTTACTTAAAAGACTATAGGTACACTGCACACAATGTAGACGAAGCAAGAATCGTTCTAAATCAGATGAAGAAAGAATTTTTATCTGATAAGTGGGAGGAAGCCAGAGAGCAAGTAAAGGCAACCTATTCCGATAGTCGAGTGATAAAAGACGTTAAGGAATTCCGGAGCGAGTAAATCCAGATTGGCTATGCGATATTACGAATATCAAATGGGGCGAGACAGTCGATACAAAACGATTCGGCCCCGTCAAGATTGAAAAAGGAATGTTTAAGCGAATCGTCACGCACGATTGCTTGGAACATATTCCCGACCTAGTAACAGCTATGACTAACTGCCGCGACCTATTGTGTAAGGGCGGCACGATGGAGATTGGCGTTCCTTACTGGCTGAGTCTAGGTGCAGACCAAGACCCGACTCATGTTAGACGATTTAACGAAATGAGTTTTATATACTATGCTGACTGGGCATGGTATCTGGGATGGCCGGATTCAGATAGGTTTGAAGTCTTGTCAATTCAGTTTAAGAAATCTGCTTTCGGGGAAACACTGAAAGGCGATATGGCAAGTATTCTTAGAACTCCGACTGCGGTAGACAAGATTTATTGCACCATGAGGCGGACATGACAGCAGATGAAATTTTCGAATCCCTCTTGGGCAGAACGATTGAGGGAGTAGATGTAGATGATGGTGATATCTATCTGGAACTGGACGACCAGAGGGTGTTCGGTCTATGGATAGATGATGATGGCGATCTCAATGCATCACTCATGACACCGAAAGCAAACTAGCCCCCGAAGGGGCTAGAGTTAGAACTGATATATGGCTAGCAGGGTGACAAGGGCGACTAGGGTAGCAGTCGCAAGGTATCCTAGAAGTTCGTTCATTTAACAGCCTCGTACATTGCCTTATCAATGGCGCTCACTGCGCCCCAGAATTCGTCTGGATACTTAATAACAAGACTTTGATACTTTCCTGCCGCGAACATCAGGTTCCTGAGTGCTGCGAGCAATTCTTTATTCTGCTGCTCAAGGCTAGTGATGTATGCAAGTTCGTCAGTGCTGTCAACATATTCCATGATTTAATCTCCGTGTAATCCGGCATAAATGCCGTGTAGTTAGTAGAACACAATTTTGGGTTATGGGTTATACCGTTTGCTTATGGACGGTATAAGGGAATGCTTATAGTCTCGAACGTGACAACTTCCCTGAGATAGTATCAAAAGGGATTGACGCCCTACGCGAGGGCGTCTCTTATTACGCAAACTCTTTGTATGCAGAGATTAGGTTACGGGCAATCTCGCGCCAGTTAACTTGAGCGAGGAATGCGAGGGCATAGTCTCTGGCGAGACCGTGGCTAGTCTCGTCTATGTAGTCCTCGCAATAGCACTGGATGTTGTCGGCTAGGATGTGCTCTGGAGTATCTGCACCAGTTTGGCAGAAGACAGTCGGGTCTAGACCATCCACAAGTTCAAGGTTAACTCGCCATGTTGCGTAGTTAGTCCAACCGTTATAAGTAGTATCAGTAGTCATTTTGAGGCTCCCGTGTAGTAGCAGTCGAATCGCTGCCGTAGATGTATTGGAACACAAAAAACAGAGCGCGTGTATCAGAGTTTCTTATAGTTGAACAACAAAGACCTTATAGGTGTGAACATGAATGAGAATGATTCTCACAACAAAGTAGTGAGCAATAGGAAGCCGCCTAATGCTGGCATGGGTAGGCCAAAGGGAGTGCCTAACAAGTCCACTAGCACTGTCAGAGAGGCCATCGCTAACCTGCTAGAGCGCAATGGCGAGAATATGGACTCATGGCTTCAAATGGTTGCTTACGGCGATGAGTCGCTGAAGGTGAAGGCGCAGCCAGACCGAGCACTTGAGATTATGGCTAAGCTGTCTGAGTATCACATTCCGAAGTTGGCGCGTACTGAAGTGACGGGTGACGGTGGCGGCCCACTCTCTATCAAGGTAGTGTCTGGCATTGATGAGTGAACGTGTTATAGATACTGGATATCGACCAAGAGAACCTCAAAGGTCTATCCATAAAGCGGTTGCTGCCAATCGATTTACTGTAGTCGTTGCTCATCGTCGAATGGGTAAAACTGTTGCAGCAATCAATCAGCTAATCCACTCTGCGCTAAAGTGTGGCAATGACAATCCTCGATATGCGTACATTGCACCGACCTATGGACAGGCCAAGAGAATCGCATGGGATTATCTAGAACAGTTCACTAGACCTCTTGACGCAAAGTTAAATGTCAGTGAATTGAAGGCAGACTTTTTCGGTAGACGGATTCAGCTATACGGTAGCGATAATCCAGATAGCCTTCGTGGACAATACTTCGATGGTGTCGTCATTGATGAGATTGCCGACCAAGACCCGAAGATATGGAATGAGATTATCCGACCGGCACTGGCTGACCGAAAAGGATTCGCACTCTTTCTAGGTACGCCCAAAGGGCGTAATCACTTCGCAGACTTCAGAGATAGAGCAGCATCCTCTGATGACTGGTCGCTGCTTGAATTCAAGGCTAGTGAGACAGGGATACTCGACCCAAAGGAATTGGAATCAGCCCGAAAGGAAATGGGCGACGACAAGTATTCGCAAGAGTTCGAGTGCTCATTCTCAGCACCAGTGACGGGTTCCTATTATGGGGAGCTGATTAATGACCTAGAGAGTCGCTCCAGAATATGTCCTATAGGCTATGAGAGCCTCGCTACGACATTCTGCGGATGGGACTTAGGGATGAGTGACAGCACCTCTATTTGGGTCGCTCAAATCGCTTCTAAAGAGGTCCGCATAATCGACTATCACGAGAACCATGGTGTCGGTCTAGACCACTACGTCGAATGGCTACGGGATAACGGATACGCCCATGCCGTACAGATTCTTCCTCATGACGTACAGGTGAGGGAACTTGGCACAGGTAAATCTCGGAAAGAGATGCTAGAGGAAGCTGGACTAGAGATAACAGTCGCTCCGCGATTATCAGTCGCAGATGGCATTCAGGCTGTCCGACAATTACTGCCTCGCTGCTGGTTCGATTCTGATAATGCAAAGGTCGGAGTAGACGCACTAAGAAACTATCGTCGTGAATATGACGAAAAGAGAGCAGTCTTTTATGATAGGCCGCTACATGACTGGTCTAGTCACGCTGCTGACGCATTCAGATATCTGGCTATCGGACTAAACGAAGGCACTTCCAGTTGGGATAAGCCTCTTAATATAAATTCATCGTGGGTGGTTTAATGGACGCATATTCGCTGAAGTCGCTAATCGAATCCGAGATTGATGGTGCAGTCGGTTATCTGGAATCAGAGACCACTGAGCAACGCCGTCAGGCTTTGTCTGCATATCTGCGTGACCCATACGGTAATGAGGTCGAGGGACGCTCTCAGATTGTTACTGGTGAGGTCGCAGAGGTAATTGATGGTGCGCTACCACAACTGATGCGCGTGTTCAGTACAGACGATGTGGTGAGGTTTGAGCCGGTATCTCCGGGAGATGAGGAAGCTGCAAAGCAAGCAACCGACTATTGCAACTGGGTACTGAATCGGGATAACGAAGGTTTCCTGATTATGCGTAACTGGTTTTTCGATGCTCTACTCCAAAAAGTAGGTATCGTTAAAACCTATTGGGATAACAAGGTAGACATTACCAAAGAGACTTATCGGGATTTAACCGATGATGAACTGGTAATGCTTTTGTCAGATGGCACTCTGGAAGTAGTCGGCCAAGATACCGAGGAAATGATTGATGGCATGACCGGAATGGTTATGCGTAAGCATTCGGTACAGGTGCAGAAGCGAAACGAAGTCGGCACTGTAAAGATTGAGAA